CTGTATAGGCTATCAAGCTGGTAGTGCAATAAATACAGGTGGTGGAAATACTCTTATAGGAGCACAAGCAGGTGACTCAATTAATGCTAATAATGGTAAATGGAATACAGCAGTAGGTTGGGGTGCTTTAGGTTCTTGTGGCCCGCGTTTTCAAAATGTTGCTGTTGGACAAGGTTGTTTAAGTTCAAATGATGCGCATGGTAATACAGGCGTTGGTGCCAAGTGTCTTGAAGACAATACTAGTGGTGATGGTCTAAATGGATTTGGTTACTTTGCTTTAAATAAAGTCACAACAGGAGATGATAATGTAGCAATGGGTACTTCTGCTGGTGGGTCTATTACTACTGGTGATAATAATATTTGTATCGGTAATTCTGCAGGAAATGATGCTCTAACGACTCTTTCAACAACAAGCAATAATATAGTACTTGGTAATAATTCAATTACTAACTTTGAAGCAAAAGTTGGATTAACAAGTGGTTCTGATTTAAGAGACAAAACAGACATAGAAGATTTACCTGATAATGCAGGATTAAATTTTGTAAAACAAATGAGACCTGTTACTTATGTTTGGGATAATAGAGCAAATTATTATGAATATGAAAAACAACCCGGTGGAATCAAAGTACTTAAAACAAAACATGAAAGAGACCATTCTAAAAAAGAGACAGACAAACAAGTAGGATTCATAGCACAAGAAATAAAAGAAATAGAAAAATCAATAGGTTGGGCAGAAGATCATACAGTTAATACAAAAAATCCAGACTCTTATAAACTTATGTATGACCAATTAATACCTATACTAGTCAAAGCGATACAAGAGCTAGAAGCAAAAATAGCAAAGTTGGAGAGTGAATAATGACAACAACTAAAGAAACATTAGTAAAAGTACAAACAAAAGTAGCTAATATAGAAAAAAGATTAGACAAAGGTGATGTCAAGTTTGACGCTATGGATTCAAAGTATACTAAGTATATTATGGGTCTTTACATACTTATCATAGGTTTAAGTGGCGTGGACAGGATTTTTTCTTAGGGATATACTAAACAAACCATAACTTAATAAGGAGTATTAAATGGAAAATGAAATAAAAACTATTAATTATAATGGCGAAGAATATGATATAGCAGATTTAACGCCTAGAGCAGTAGAAGCTTTTAATGTGTTATTTAAGGGGCAACAAAACCTTAGTGAATTAGCAATGAGTGTTAAACTAGCGCAAGCTGCAAATGCAGGTATAACTGTTGAATTAAACGCTATTTTAAAAGAAGATAAAATAAAACCTAAAGTTAAAATAGAAGTAGAGAAAAAAGATTAGTATGGACATTGAAAAGTGTAAAGCTGAGATAAAACGACACGAAGGTGAAGTTTTAGAGATATACGAAGATAGTTTAGGGTTTAAAACGCTTGGCATAGGACATCTTTGTAAGCCAGAAGATCCAGAATACAAATGGAAAGTTGGCACAAAAGTATCACAAGAGGTTGTTGATATGTACTATGAAGATGACTTTAACAAGCATTTAGCAGAAGCTATACATGTGTTTGGTACTGAAGAAGCCTTTTATAACTTGCCTGAAAACATACAACACGTGTTAGTAAACATGTGTTTTAATTTAGGTGGCACGAGGCTTTCTAAATTTAAAAACATGTTAGGAGCCTGTAGGTCTCATAATTGGGAACAAATGGCTGCTGAAATGGAGAATAGTAGGTGGTATAGCCAAGTAGGTAGAAGGAGCGTAGAACTACAAGAATCTGTTCTCAACACTGGAAAATGAACATATGGCATATTTTAAACTTAAAACGTTCGGAGGCAGAGCTCCTAGACTTTCCCCTAGGCTTTTAAAAGACAATCTTGCACAAGTATGCACAGATTTAAATTTAGAAAGCGGACGTTTAGTTCCTATAACAGATAACTCTACTGTTGACCCTTCTAATGGCGTATCTACGCTTGCAAATACAACTAAACAGTCTATTTTTAAATATACTGATAGCCCTGAACGTTGGCTACAATTTGATGAAGATGTAGATGTCGTACGTGGGCCAATAGCCGGGGACACTAATGACACGATATATTGGTCAGGTCAATCGTTCCCTAGAATGGGTAGAAGTGACATTATTTTAGGCAGTGCACCTTATCCAGACGCTTTTTATAGACTAGGCGTTCCAGCACCAACAGCAGCACCAACGGTAGCAGTGGCTGCTCCAACACAAATAAATGCAACAGTAACTACAACTAGTGGGTCAGGCACTATAACTGTAACCACTGCAAGTGCACATGGGGCCGCAATAAATGAAACTGTTACTTTAGCTGGTTTTGGTGCTACAAATGGGTTAACTGCGGATGAAATAAATGGTGACTTTAAAATAGTAACTGTGCCTAGCACTACTACTCTTACTGTAGAAACCAGTGGTTCTGCTACTGGTAACGGTGCTTCTGGTTCTATAACTAATGGTGCGGCTTTTAATGGGCCATCAGACGCTAATATAGATTTTGAAACTTCTTACGTTTATACCTTTGTAACTGCTTATGGAGAAGAAGGGCCACCGTCTGCTGCTTCTACTGTAATAACAACAGATGATAACCAAAACGTTAATCTTAGTAATTTACAAACTAGTAGCAGCAAATCTAATACTAATTTACTAAAAAAACGTATATATAGGTCTAATACAGGCTCAAATACTACTGCATTTCAATTTGTTGCAGAAGTTAATTTATCTGCAACTACTTACACAGATACTTCTAAAAACAACGAATTAGCTGAAGTTATCCCTTCTACTACTTGGATTGCACCACCAGATGATGATACAACTTTGTACCCAGACGGGCCTATGAAAGGCTTATGTGCTTTACCAAACGGGGTATTTGCAGGTTTTACAGGTAAACGTATTTGTTTTTCTGAGCCTTTTTTACCTCACGCTTGGCCATCAAGTTACAGACTAGCTATCGAAGAAGAAATAGTAGCTATAAAAGTAGTGTCTAACGGGGTGCTAGTTACTACAAAAGGTGTTCCTTATTTAGTTACAGGAACTGACCCTTCTGCTATGACCCCTTTACGTATAGAAAGTTCGCAAGCTAATTTAAACAAAAGGTCTATGGTAGATATGGGGCCATACGTTTTATACGCTAGCCCGGACGGATTGATTGCAGCTGAAGGTACAACTGTAACGAATCTTACTGAAAGTATAATAACACCTAGTCAATGGCAAGCTAATTATTATCCTTCTACTATTACAGGGTTTATGTGGGAAGAAAGATATATAGGTTTTTATTCTACTGGAAGTGGGTATGGAGGATTTATATTTGACCCAAGACCTACTGGCCAAACAACTTTAGTTGATTTAGATGCAAGTGGTTTGATACGTGGAGGGCATACAGACCCGGACGACAGCCAGTTATATTTAATTATAAGTAACACGATTAAAAAATTTCAAGGTAGTAATACAAACCTAACTTACAATTGGAAATCTAAAGAATTTGTTATGCCAAAACCAACAAGCATGGCATTTGCAAAAGTAGATGCAGAAACTTACCCCGTTAGAGTAAAAGTATACGGGGATGGTAGCGTTATATATAACGCTGTTATAGCTTCCTCTGGTAGCACTTTTACTGTAACAGGCACTACGCCTAGTTTTAGTGCTACCGCTATAGCAGAACCTGTAGTTAGACTTCCGTCAGGAGTGTATAAAACATACGCAGTAGAAGTAGAAGGGGCTACCATAGTCAATGAGATTTGTTTAGCAGAGTCTATGAGTGAACTAAGGACAGTCTAATGCCTAAGACTAAAGTTCCTGCTATTAAAAACATACCTGCAAGAATAGAAAGAGAGCTAAAAGATACTCTTGAGTCTATGAAAGAAGCTCAAGAAATTCGACTTGGTAGAAGAGGAGACCCTTTAGATAGAGCTATAACGTTAAGAGAGTTAATAGACTCTGGTATGGCTAAACAACTAACAGAAAGAAAGTTTGACCCAGATGGGCTAACTGATTTTATACCTAATGATGACCAAAAAGGTGATTTAAACATCCCCCCAGCCCCTACTGGTTTACAAGCTTCTGGTGCTTTTACTGAAGTAATAATAGATTGGAATCCTGCACCATATAGTAATCATGCATATACAGAAGTGTGGAGATCTAGGGATGACGAGGTAGGTACTGCAACTCTTATTACAACTACTAGTTCTTTTATAGTTACTGATCCTGTAGGGTACGACCAAACTTATTTTTACTGGGTTAGATTCGTAAGCACTAGTAATGTAAGAGGGCCGTTTAACCAAACAAATGGTACAAAAGCTACAACAGTAGAAAATATAGCTGAAGTTATGGGGCAATTGTCAGAAACTTTAGCAGACCTACCCGGGTATAATTTAATTACTACTACAGCAGCTGCGGCCACGGTCATTAGATCTTCTGGTACACCTAGCACAAGAGCAGATGGGTCATCTTTACAACTAAATGACATATGGTATGACACCGATGATGGTCAGATATATACACGAAATGCTTCTAATAATGCTTGGGTAGCGGGACGTGATGCTACCTTAGTTACGTTATTTGGTAGCACTAGTTTTACAGGTAGCACTTTAACTGCAGCTATGGCTACTGCTCAGTCTGACATTGTTACAGTGACTAACGCACAAAACTCTACTGCGTCTTCCGTAACTAGTTTAACCTCTACTGTTAATGGCAACACTAGTTCAATTAATACATTGAATACTACTACAGCTAGCCATACTGGAGATCTTAATGCAATGTTTGTGTTGCAAGTAGCTACAGAATCTAACAATAGTAAATCAGTAGCTGGTATGGTTGTAGGTTCTAACGCTAGTGATGGCTCAGGAGCACAATCTTTTGTACAATTTCAAGCAGATAAATTTGCAATTTGGAACGGAACTAACGCTAATGTAGCACCTTTTATAGTTAGTGGGGGTACAGTATTTATAGACAGCGCACGTATACAAGACGGAGCTATAACAAATGCACGTATTGCTGACGCAACTATTGAAAGTGCTAAGATAGCGGACGCAGCGATTACAACGGCTAAGATTGGAGACGCCCAAATCACAACGGCTAAGATTGCGTCGGCACAAATTACAACTGCTCTTATAGCGGACGCACAAATAACAGATGCTAAAATTACTGGGGTTTTAGATTCAGCTAAAATAAATACTGACACGCTAAATGTTAAACATTTTGATAATGTTAGTACAGATATAAAAAGCCACACGGGTAGTTTTTTTCCTTTATTAAGATATGGATCAGCAATTAGAGGAGCTGGTGGTACTACTACTTATACAGGGAGTAATGACTCTTTTGTGCCCGTAACTATTACAAATGTTAGAAATAATGCTACTTACACAGCAGTTTTGTCTGCTGTTCTTGGCGATGTAAATGGTGGTAGAGTTCAGTATTCCTATGACAACTCGAACTGGGTTAACGCTTCAGGTGGAGAAACTAATATTTATTGGAATGCAAACACTTATAGGGGGTATGTATACATGTATCAAGGTGACTTAACAGGTCTATCTTCTAGCCAATCAACAGTTTATTGGAGAGTATTTTTTTCAGGTACTTATAATCACACACATATGCAACTGCATGTAACTATAGACAACACAACATAATGAAAGACTTTACAGTATATAAAACATCAACTGGCATAATAGAATATGTCACATCCTCTGATTGCGACTTAGCAGATATACCTGTAAAAACAGGTGAAACTAAAGTAGAGGGAAATTACTCTCCGTCTAAATATAAGTTTGTAGATGGAAAGCCAGTAGAAATTCCGTTAGAATAAAGCATGGCATATAAAAGAAAAACAAAAAAGAAGCCTATAAAAAAGAAGACTTTGACTAAAAGACAGCAAGCTACTATGAAAAGGCATGCTAAACATCATAGTGCAAAGCATATGAAGTACATGAAAAACCTTATGATGAAAGGTAGTACTTTTACTGCAGCTCATAAGAAAGCTCAAAAAGCAGTAGGTAAATAATGTACGAGTATAGGTGCGAAATAACCCGGGTGGTAGATGGGGATACTGTCGATGCCATAATAGATTTAGGTTTTGACGTATCATATAAGTCTCGTGTCAGGTTATATGGGATCGACACGCCAGAAT